CGAAGACTACTGTCCACTGGACAACCTCGTTCGCGGGGGAGTCGCAAAGACGAAAGGAAAATTCCGAGTAGTCACTATGCAGTCAGCAAGGGTTAAAGAAACCTTGAGACCCGTTCACAATGCCCTTTATGATCACATCAGTTCCTTTGGATGGTGTGTGAGAGGGGACGTTTCACGGGAAGATTTCGACGTTGTCTTCGCCGATCGTAAACCGGGAGAAGAGATTGTCAGTGGCGATTACGAACAAGCCACAAATCTCATTTATCTCGAGGCCGTTGACGCTATCGTCAGCGTGCTTGCCGAAGATGACCGCTTGACATCGGAGGAAAGGAAGGTGATGATCGGATCGTTCACCGATCTGAAGTGGGTGTCCGAGTCGGGGGCTACATACCCGATTAACAGGGGCTCGATGATGGGAAACCTTATTAGTTTTCCACTTCTGTGCCTGCTGAATAAAGCATGTTTCGACATCGCTAGTGACATTTGCCGAGGGTCGGGCGCGAACCGCAGGGGCCGATTTAACGGAGACGATTGTCTCTTCGCTGGAAACCGGCAATTTTATCATTGCTGGCGGATGGTGACCGGAACCTTCGGGCTTCGGGTTAATGAAAAGAAAACGGGGGTGTCTTCTGACTGGGCCGAATTGAATAGTCAGCCGTGTCTTCGGACGAAAAAAGGACTTAACCCCCGCCCTGTGATATCCTTTCTGAGGCCTTTCAGAAAAGAGCCGGATGGGCTAGTAGATGAGGTTTATCAAGGCATCAGGACCCTCAAAAAGGCTGTACGAGCCTGGGTCTGGAATGTGGCAATGCGACATGAGATCTCCATGCGTGAGATCAATGTCAGTAATCTTCCATCGAAAACTCTCCAGTACCTCCTTTCGAAAAAGTGGTTTCGGAGAGCGTTGGACTTGGGGCCTGCGCCTGTCAATTCCTACGGAACAGAACGAAAGGTTCCAATGGTTGTGGCCAATCCGCCGCGTCCTGCATTTTATGATGCAGTGACGGCCGCAGCTGACAAGATCCAGAGGGAAACCGTTAACAAATGGAAAGGTGTGCGTCTGCACGAGGGGCCCTACGGGGCGCCAGCCTGGAAAGAAGTTGACCGGCATGCCTTCTGGAAACGAGACCGGAAAGTTCCGACCCGGGAAAGTGTTTGGTACAAAGGAA